ACAAGGTTTGTTACGAGGAAATATTTGCCACTAAAACTGACAATATCTCCCATTTGTACAGGAGAATCAGCGGCTATTGAACCGCTACGGGCAAACATTCGTATGAATAGTGTAGATTGGTCTGGATATGAGGTAGGATCAACATAAAGCCCATCAGTAACAGAACCGTCAGGGTGGTGCAAGGTCATTGCAGTTCCGACTTCCTCAAGAACTTCCTTTATGTCGTGAATACCTACCGGGTCGTATACAAAACCGTTTGTTATGTACGTCATAAACCCTTCTTTGTCCATATCGCTCAGAACACTATCCAAGAACAAGGAGGGGTTATCTTCTACAAACGCTTGGAACTTTGAATCTGCCTGCTCAATCATTGCGGACAGATGCTTGAAACGATGCTCAAGATGAATCTGTTTGTACTGGAATTTAAGTGCCGCAACGTTCATCAGCACATAAAGTATATGGCGACGGCAACGCTCAATCGCCCAATACTGCTTGGTGTTGTCTGTTATAGGGAAAGACCATCCCACCTCTGTCAAAGCTTGACTCGCGGCTGATTCTAATGCGGGAAAGTCTAAACTTTCCGCAGTGCCGGACATTAACTCAGTTGTTTTAATAATTAAATCGTCCAGAGATGAGATGGCCATATCTTATTACCCTTTTTTCTGAGTGGTTCGCGCAGGACGCTTCAACTCTTTCTTTTCGGCTTCTGCTTTCTCTTTAGCCTCAGCTTCCGCTTTCTCTTTAGCCTCAGCTTCTTTTTCAAGCTCCTGCGGATCAATGGTCTTTTCTTCAGGAACAATCTCCTTCTGGATCAGAAGGACAGAACTGTTCTTCTTGACCATTTTCTGAATTTCTTCGGGAAGGTCGCCAACAGGGCCACGAAAAACGTGGCCCTTTGACAGAATATCACCATTCCCCATCTTCAGGGTTCCCTTAAGTGTAACCTTAATGGATTGCATGTGACCTCCTATTAGCGTACTTTGAGACGGTAGATGGTGTCAGGATAGTACAGTACCGGCAGACCTTTGTCCTGTACACGAGTCCAAGTACCATCAGGATCCCACTCGTCTTTCTTATCAACGTTCATGCCCCACTGACGCTCAAGGCCGTAAGGTGCCTGCATGAACTCTGCAATCTTCATACCATCGGCAGAAGTGTCAGAGAAAATCAGGAAGGTATCATCGTCAATGAACTTCTTACGCATGATAACCTTGTCCTCACCTGCAATGTAGCTGTTGCTAGGAGCAGATGCTACAGTGATTGTGTTGGTGCTTACATTCACTGCGGTGATTTCACGATCTTCCCAAGAGGAAGCTTCGCTCATGTCGATAAGGCGCAGAGTACCACCAACTTCAAAGTCAGTAGCATTGTCAACAACGATTTCAGTGAAGAACCACCAGTTACGTTGCTGAGAAGCCAACCAGTAACTTCGAAAGTTTCATCGTACACCTGGATATTACCAACACCCAGCAGGGAGCCGATAACCTGTGACGGATTAGCAAACAGATCGCCATTGCCGAATGCAGACTTCTGAAGCAGAGCCTGGATGTCTGTGTCCAGAACCAGAAGCTTCAGCAGGTTGCTGTTGAGCATTGCGTACTTGGGAGTGACGCCTGCATCATCCTGGAGAGTAGTCTTCGCATCGAAGATATCCTCAACGGGATTCTTACTTGCACCATCGTCCCACTGACGATCAGCAGCGAGCGTTACCAGGTGACTTTCAGGAATGCCATAACTTACGGCAAGACGAGTGCCACCTTTTGCAAGATAGCTAAATCCGCCCTGGGTTACCATCTGTGACATCATCCACTCACGGCGACGGTCACAACGATTGCGAAGTTTCTGCATACCACGAGCAAGTTGGCGCTCTGCGGTCAGATACTTAGCAGTAGTTCCCGGCTCACGGAGGTTGTTGAGGAATTCTTCGTCAAAGTACATCTTCTCTTTGAAGTATGCGGCTTTGGCACTTGCTTCACCAACACCATCGAGTCCGATTGCCGGAGCAGGAGCACCGGGAGCTACAAACGGGGTCATCCCCGCGCTGCCGTACTCAATTTCCCAGCGAATGTTATCAGAATCGTAGTTCTGGCTGGGGAACATGTTCGAAAAGAACATGGTCGGCGCAGTGGGGAACTTACGAATCAATTTATTCAGCACCGTCAGTTTCAGTGCCGGAATACCTTCAGAACCTTTCATAATTCAATCTCCTTCTTTAGGTGGTTAGCACTTACTTGATGATGGTGTGAACACCGTCCTGGATAGCTCCAAGATCAGTAAGCGATTTCGCGGACATTCCAGTGAGGAATGAGGTATACAGAATGCAATTGCCGAATACAACAGAAACGGGAACTGCATTATCAGTGCCAGCAGTACCGGTGTTGATATCCTTGTCCAATACGCAAGAAGCAGCATAGAAAGGAGAAGCAGTAGCGGTCTTGTGGCTCAGAGCGGCACGATTTGCAATGGTCATTGCTATACCAGAAACAGCATTGGTCACAGTAATAACAACCTGACCATTTGCCGGAGCGGCAATGTCAGTGATTGCGCCAAGATCCTGATATTCAGGGGTGAGGTTGTTCAGGACAACTTCATCACCAACGCGAAATTTTGCGGCGTCAGCTTCCGACACAGTTACAGTTGTATCAGTGTCCCCTGCATCAACAACAATGCGGGAACGTGCGATGTCAATGGCGTCAACAGAGCCATCATCTACGGGAACCGGAACAACCAGTTCATCAGCAACAGTAGTTGCCATTACCCGGCCGCGTTTCAGGTAGCCGAATCCGGCGTGAGCAGACTTGTCCTTAATCAGGGCAATTTCTGCACGAGAGTGAAAAAGCGGCGGGAGACCCGGGGTATATCCGGTGCGCTCGAGGCCAGGTGCTTCATTCATGATGTTACCTCCTTATCAGTTAAAAATTTACTCGGAATCTACGTCGCCGCACATACGAGCAAGCATAGCGTCATCTTCTGAAGAATCAGAACCAGTTTTTCCTTCAGGAGTCTTTGAGTTTGCGCCAACTCCCTGCACAAGTGAGCCTGATTCAGCAAGCGTTTCTTCCCAATCCTTAACTTCAGCATCAACTTTCGCTGAATACGCATCGGAATCGAACTTTCCCTCGGCAGAAATATAATCTTCTTTGCGTACCTGGGCAGACACCTTACCATGCAAGCGCTCTGGTATTGAACTGTCGGAAAGCGCTTTCGTCAAGATGCTTTCAGCAGAAGCTTTAATTGCCTTCTCCTCAAAAGCAGTCACCTTGCGGTCAAGCTCTGCATTTTTCGCAGTCAGCTCCTCGATCTGCGCTTCCAGCTCTTTGTTTTCCTTTTCTTTAGCGGCAATTTCACCGTCTTTTGCTTCAATGGCTTTTTGATTTTCGCCTGAAGCTTCTGTTTTGCCCTGATTAACAAGTTCAGTAACCAGGTCGGGACGACCAGCAACGAGCTGGTCTTTCGTCAACGCTTTCAAATCCATAATACTTCCTCCGTCTTGGGTTTGGTTTGTTCCGACCAATTCCTGTAAAAGTTCTTCGTAAGAACCAAGTCTATCTGCCATTCCAGCTTCAACAGCTTCCTTTCCAATCAAGACACCGCCTTGACCAAAATCCTTCTCTACTGTTTTTACACTGACCTGACGATTTGTTGCTACACTTTCTATAAAAACCGTTGCCAATTTATCCAATGTAGAAATAAGATCCGCTTTCCCTTCTTTCGTTTCTACGTCCATCCTTTTCTTAGGACTTGCAGTATTGGTAAATTCCAACGGAGCGTCTTCGTCTTTCTTCGGAATACCGGCTACTACACCAATGCTCCCAAGAGCCGCTGTAGCGTCAATCACAATTTCATCCGCAGCAGAAACAATCCAATACGCAGCCGAAGCTGCTTGATTCCCGACGTATGCAACCGTCTTAGTTTTGGAGTTCTTTACCACATTCGCCATTTCGTGAATGCCTGAAACAATTCCTCCTGGAGAATTGGCGTTTATCAGAATTGTGTTTATAGACGGATCTTCATCTGCGGTTTGAAAATCTACGGCAAATTTTGAAAGAGCAGTTGCCCCAGACATTTCGGTCATGAGGTTTGCTTTAGGGAAAATCGGACCTTCGAGAGGAACAATCGCTACATCGTCACGAACTGTAGCAGTCATTCCGTCCTCGTATTTAGCCTCGAGTTTGGTTTTAAGTGCTTCAATGTCACCTTCGTATGAAGCGATGGCGATCATTTGTCGGAGCCCTTCTTCCGTACACAACCAAGGTTGAGTGCAAAGGGCTTCCATTATCCGTGGATGAGAATTAAGCTTTTTATTCATTGGCATCTCCTTACATATACCTAATAACAGAAAAAAGTTTGGGTGTAAAGTTTATTTTTCCGTTCTTCTATCAAGCGTAGGCTTTTTCTTTGTGGATTGTTTGTCTTCAGGAGAATCATCTTCATTTCCATCCACAGATTGATTTGAAGGACTTGGTACATTTTGTGGTTCTTGGGAACCGGCTGCTTCTTCCGCGGCATCAATTTGTATCTGCAACGGAGTTTCTGGATAAGTCTCTTCCTCAGTCGAGAACATAAGACGCTTCTTGGCGTAAGAACCAAAACCGAGTTTCTTCGCAATATCTTCTTTAGGAATACCAAGACTTTCAGAAACCGACCCGTGTTTAACGCCCAACAACGCTCTTGTTTTTGATTCGAGGTCTGAAATTTCTGATACTGGGAACTCAAAATCAACCAGTTTAAAGTGCGGCATACGCACCGTTTTAAAAACCGGCTCTTTTTCCTTGAATGAAACAGCTTTACGTACACTGTATTTTGGCTTCAATCGGCCTACTTTTTCTGCCAAAGTGAACATTCCACGGCAAAATTCATAGCGCAAGAAGCGGGAAAAATAAGCTATTTGGTCTTGTATTCGATCAGATTGAGGTCCACGAGTTGTGGTAATTCCTGCCTTTGTGCCTCCCATTGTAGTTCCGTTTACCATATCTTCTGTTCTATTCAGTCCCGCAGTTACCATTTGCATGATATCCGTGTCTTGATTGGATATAGAACTCAGATTTGGATTACGGCATTCTAAATCAATGCCTGGAGGAAGAACAATCGTTCCGCCGGGGGTTTTCTTTGAGAATAGACCTGTTTCAGCTTTTTCTTCTTTGGAAAGCTTCAACCAAGTACGATATGCTTTGGAATCATTGATTTTCGCTACCCACAAGTATGAACCGCTTGATTTTTTGTGGTCAATCTCCCATTTCTTCAAAGCCTCATAGTGATTCAGCCATACAAGCGTTGTTTTTACATGGGATACATTACGAGTGGTCAAAAACCCTCTGTCCCATGCAATCACGAATGTACGCAACCCTTTGAGCGGAGCATACTTACGGGAGGTTGATTTATTGTAAAATCCCTTCTTGCTCTTCTTCTTCAGCATCTTTTCTGCTTCAGGAATCATCTCTGGAAAGTACGCTAGATTGATTGAAGGCAGATACATTTCATCACCTTCTGTCGGCTCAAAGCGATAGAACAGTGGGAAAGCTGATTTATTGGGATGGAAGAAAATACCAGAGTTATCTTTGCTTCCACCAGTAATAAGTGACGGATCAATAAAATCAATCTCCACAAAACCGTCTGGATGTACAGTCAAAGACAAGAATAGTTCGCCTTCAATCTCAGAACGAGCTACAAATTGCCCCATCCGTACATAAAGAGCGTTTCTTGGATCTTCCCAAATCTCATCGAAATACTCACTGATGTCTTGTATCGGCGATTCAACAGCAAACCCATTGCCTGTCAAATTGCCCATAAAATCACGGACGTGTGAGTTTATTTGCGGATTAGAAACGAATTTGTTCCAACATTCCTGTTGAAGCTTGCTGTAATTGCGTATTTCCTGAGACAGTTCACCAGAACCACCAATAACGAATCCATCTTCATCTATTGTTTGTTCTTGTCCACTCATCCAATTGATAGATGTCTGAGCAACCATGTGCAACTGTTCTTCCGTCAACGCATCTACCATCTGCTCCATGTTATTTGGATCGTTTGCCATCAATAATCTCCTATCGTCTTCTCACGGAACATTTCGCCGAAAATCATGGAACTTGAACGTTCACGAAAATCGTCAATGGTCAATTCACGTCCACCGTAAATAGCCCACGCCAACGAGAACACAGAATCGTCCTGCACCCCATATTTTTCGTTCTTCTCTGGCGAACCATACCACTTTTTAACAAGATTATGGTCAAATAGCAAGGTTTCTTCTTCGAGAAGATTGCTACTCTTTGCGCCAGGTATGCGGACTTCAGGAGTTTTGAACAATCCTTGTTGATACAAAGTGTACAGTTCAGAAAAAGCGGCTTTCTGTCTATCATAAGAAGGTTGAATAGCCTCAAAGCGCATTTCTTTTTCCTCACACCAAGAACCGAAGTCCCACATACCCCAACGCTCAGAACAGAATGATTCTAATCCATCAAACTCGTCATGAAGTTTCTGGATATGGTGTTGTATTTCATTCAAGGTGCTGGATTCAATGTGAACTATATCAATCAGGAAGTAAATGTATTTCTTAACAGCAGAATCTTCCATATAAATTTCTGGATTGTTTTTGCTGTTAGGCAAACCCTTAGCAACCGCTGTGAGTATGGTTCTTGCTCCTTTGGTCAAATCCTGCTTCATTGGGTCTGCACGGTCAAGCCCTACGCAAATAGCAAAGTCTGTATTGTACATCTGTCCGAGCTTTTGTAGCTCGTCAAACGTACAGTGACGAGTATGTCCACTTTCAGTTGATAGTTGATATACACTTGAAAGTGGGTTAAGCGGAGACTTGATCTTCTCAATGTCGTTTTTCATGCCATTTATGCGCGAATAACCTAAATCTTCATCCATGCGCTCAATGGAATCTTCAATCTTACCAGCCTTCTGCAAAATGTTCACGACTTCAGAGTGCATACCGAGTGTGCCATGAACACCGATGTAGTGAGAGGCTTTCACCACCTCTTTTTTGAAGAACTTGCTACCAGCAACTTCCCAGATATTTTTGAAATACCGGTCAAATTCTGCTTGTGGAAATTTCTCACGATAGGAATCCAACTGCTCCTGGCTGTTATAAGGATGCCACATATCTTTGTAGCTTCCTTCTGGAGAACAGCGATAATGGAAAAACAGATTAGGGTCTTTGTTCTTCGAGTAGGACTGGTAAAGCTTATATAGTACGTGGGATTTTTCTGATACTGTGGAATCGATAACACCGAGAGCATTGGGAATGTTACGAGTAGAACCGTCAAGCTGAACAAAGAACTTGGGGTTCTTCATGTCGAACATCCCCGAGAAAGTGTATCCAG